AAGTTTGATCCGATGTATAAGCCAATAGGCGGGCGCGTCTTCCGCCCGCATCCAACAAACAGCTCGGAGGGGCCAAAATACGTTCAGCAGATGAACCCGATCGAACGTTGGACAAACGGCCCGCTGAGCCAAGATCGAGAGCGTGAGTTACTCAATGTTGCGCTTTCCTCGAACAAGAAGGTTTGGGATGGAATAGAGCATACGAACGTTAATCCCGTCAGAAACAAGTTCGTCGTGTTTGATGACACGCAGGTTTTAGATAAAATCCCTGAGGGGAAGCTAAGCTTGTTTCATGGCGGGGAGAAACTAGAGCAGATCGACCGCCCGTTGTGGGCGACAGATAAGCTCCCGGCGGCGGAGAGCTATGCGTACATGAAGCCGCTCGTGGCCCTTCCTGACGCGAAAATGCAGGAAGAGGCTATCGCGCGTCGTCTTGTGTCTCAGTTAGTAGTCTCCCCGCAAAAAATGGGTACACAGGACGACTTAGCTCGGATCCTTACTGACATGGGGCAGAGCTTTGATGAATATCAGATGTGGCAGAATGTGGACCCTTCGTTTTATTCAGACGGGCCGGCAAAGAAGAATGCGGAGTTGGTGGTGAAAAAGCTCAAAAAGCAGGGGTTTGACGCAATGCAGTTTTTAGACTCCGACTACGACCAGAACGATATTCTGTCGTGGTTCTTGTTGAACCCGAATGCGGTTAAAAAGCTCCCAGAATGACCGAAACCGTCGTCTGGAAGCCGCAGGAGGGCCCGCAAACGGCCCTCGTTGCTTGCCCGGTTGAGGAAGTGTTCTACGGCGGAGCCCGCGGGGGAGGCAAAACCGACGGGATGCTGGGAGATTGGCTTAGCCATAGCGGTGAGTATGGCGAGCGAGCAGTTGGGGTGTTCTTTCGAAGGACGTATAAGCAACTTTCGGAGGTAATCGCTCGTGCCCGCCAGCTCTTCATCCCCCTCGGATCCTCTTGGAACGAACAGCGTGCTGAGTTTGTCATGCCCAATCGGGCTAGGTTGCTGTTCCGGCACCTTGAGCGTGATTCAGACGCAGAAAACTATCAGGGTCATAACTACACTAGGCTGTATTTCGAGGAGATTACAAACTTCCCGTCTCCCGCCCCCATCAACAAGCTACGGGCTACTCTTCGCGGGCCTGAAGGTATTAAAGTTGGCATTAGACTCACCGGGAATCCTGGAGGTCCGGGTCACGGATGGGTCAAAAAGAGGTACATAGACCCTAACAAGGACGGGTTTCAGATCCTCGTTGAGGAGTTCGTCAACCCATTCACTGGCAAGGTCAGCAAGAGCGAGCGCGTGTTCATTCCCGCCCGCGTTATCGACAACCACGAGATCGACCAGGATGCCTACATTGCCCGACTGCAGCAAACCGGTTCCAAGCAACTCGTCGAAGCCTGGCTCATGGGCAAGTGGGACATTATCGACGGGGCCTTCTTTGCTGAATTCGATCCTGTGGTTCATGTCCTCCCGGCCGAATGGCTCAAACGTATCCCGCCCAAGTCGCTCATTTTTCGCGCCTTTGACTGGGGTTACGCCAAACCTTTCAGTGTTGGCTGGTATGCTGTCTCAGACGGAACTTGGGGCCTTCCCGCCGGCGCGATGGTTAAGTTCGACGAGTGGTACGGTTGCGATGGACGTCCGAACGAAGGCCTGCGTATGGACGCTGGTATGGTCGGAGAGGGGATTAAGGCTAAAGAGAAAACCCTGGCGGAGTCGTACGGGTTCCGCACGCGGTATGGGGTAGCTGATCCGAGCATCTTCATACGGGACGGCGGGCCCTCGATCATGGAGATGATGCTCAAGGCGGGGATTACTTGGCAACGAGCGGACAACAAGAGGGAACCCGGCTGGCAGCAAGTTCGCCGCCGGCTCGTCGGTCATGACGGAAAGCCGATGCTCTACTTCCTCGAGACCTGCGACGACACCCTTCGCACCCTCCCGATCATGCAACACGACGACAAGGATATGGAAGACCTCGACACCGACGGCGAGGATCATGCTGTGGACGAAACACGTTACGCCTGCATGAGCCGCCCATGGGTCGTTGACACCGTGACTCGAGCCGAGTTACCATTCCCGCGTCCTCCTGGACAGTTGACCTTTAACGATGTCATGGCGATGAATCGGAAAGATCGGCTCCAGAGGGAATCCGATGCAAGGCATGGACTCTAGTCCCGCGAGAGCGGTGACCCAGGGAAAAATGAATGGCTAAGAAGTCCGAAGACTGGGTCGACGACGTCGAGCGCCGCGAGAAGGCTATTAAGAAGCACTGGCGGGATGACGCAGATAAGATTGTAGGGATTTACGAAGCGGATGAGAAGGAGCGGGTGCCCTTCAATATTCTGTACAGCAACACGGAGACGTTGCTGCCCGCCCTCTATAACAGCACGCCTCGCCCAGAGATCACCCGCCGGTTCACCACATTCGGTCCTGAGAAATCCATGGACGTCGCCCTGCAGAATGTGGGCGAGCGAGTCCTAGAGTACACCGCTGATTCGAACGTACAGGAATATCAGACCTTCGACGAGGCCACCCGCGACGCCGTGCTTGCCGCACTCGTCCCTGGCCAAGGCGTAGCCCGCGTCCGCCACCACGAAAAGGGCGGGTTCCAGGAAATCTGCTTCGAATCCGTCCCTTACGACAACTTCGTGTGGGCGTATGCCCGCAAGTGGCAGGACGTCGCGTGGGTTGCGTTTGCTTATGACCTGATTAAGCCGGATTTCGAGGCACAGTTTCCCGACTTCGCCAAGACCGCGAAGTACAGATCGTACAAGTGGGAAAAAGACGACGGGGAGACGACGCCTGAGGACGCTGAGCGTCGGGAGTCGGCGGGAACGGCCAAGCAAGCTTGCATTCGCGTCTGGGAAATCTGGGACGCAAACACGAAAGAGATCAAATTTGTCTCGGACGCGTTTAAAGAGACGTACTTGCGCGAGGTTCCATACCCGTTCGAGCTAACCAGCCGGTTCCCGATGCCCCGCCCCTTGCAATTCGTCAAGCGGGTGGACAATCTGATGCCGGTGCCGCCTTACCAACTCTATGAGTCCCAGGCACGGGAGCTGAATGAGTTGACGAGGCGTCTGAAGCTCGTAGTGAAGGCCATCAAGGTCCGCGGGGGCTACAACGCCCAAATGACCGAGATCGCCAACATCCTCAAATCCGATGATACGGAACTGATCCCGATCGAAAACGCCTCGATTATGGGGGAGACGGGCGGGTTCGACAAGCATATCTGGTTTATGCCCCTTGCGGAGCTGATGGCGGTTGCCAAAGAGCTCTATGCCGCCCGCGAGCAGGTCAAGGCCACAATCTACGAGATTATGGGCATCGGCGACATCCTTCGCGGGGCGTCGGTTGCCAGCGAGACCGCCAAGGCCCAGGAAATCAAGAACCAATGGGGTTCTCTGCGGGTTAAGAGGATGCAGAAGGACGTTCAGGTCTTCTGTAGGGATTTGTTCAGGGTAGCGTTCGAATTCGCGGGGAATCTGTATGCCCCGGCGACGCTCCAGGCCATCACCAAGATGCCTTACCTGCTGAACGCCCAGAAGCAACAGTTTCAGCAGCAAATGCAAATGCAAGCCATGCAGCCCCCGCAAATGGGGCCTGACGGCCAGCCGCAACCTCCCCCGCAACCGCCGCCGGAGATGCAGATGCTCATGGCGGCACCATCCTGGGAAGACATCAGTGCAAAGCTTCGTGACCAATATGAGCGAACTTATCGCATCGACGTTGAGACGAATTCAACTGTGGATCTCGAAGCGACGGAAGACAAGGCTCAAATAGGCGAGTTTATGAACGCTTTTGGGCAGATGATGAGCGGCTTGCAGCCGATGGTTGAATCTGGCGCGATGCCCTTTGAGGCCGCTAAGCTCGTCATGGGCGAGACCTTCCGCCGATTCCGGTTCGCCCGCCGGGTTGAACAGGCTCTCGACATGATCCAAGCCCCGCCGCCGAAGGAAGACGATAAGGTTAAGGACGAAAAGCATAAAAACGAGCTGATGAAGGTCCAAGCCGAAGCGAAGCGGCAAGTTGGCGAGATGCAAGAGTCGATGATTGAAGCGACGGGGGAAATTGAGCGTCTTCGTATTCAGAATGAAGAGCTGAAAGCTGGTCAGAACATCCTTACAGCATCGAGCGACCTGGAGCGCAAGGGTATGGAAGTTCAGGGAAGAATGACTGAGCATCAGATGAAGACTGATTATCAAGGCAAGATGCAAATGCGGGATCAGCAAATGGCTCAGAAGGAGCAATCTTTTGCCCAGCAGCAAGCTCAGCTGAAAGATCAAATGCTTCAAGATCAGATCGGTCAAATGTTCCAACAGCATCAGAGTCAGATGGAGCAGATGATGCAACAAATGTCGCAGGTTATGCAAGAGCGAGACACAGTTGAGGCTGCAAAAGAAGAAAAGCCGGATACTGAAGACCAGCTCTTGCAACAAATTGCAGAATCGCAGAAGATGCTACTCGAAGGGCTTGCGCAGTTGGTTCAAGTTGTCTCGGCCGAACGGGAAACGGAAGTTGTTGTTGGAGCTGACGGTCGTAAGCGCGGCCGGTCGCGGATTGTACTTCAGTAGAGAGGAACTCAAATGGGTGTGATCTACCGCGCTTCGTTGCGCACAACTCGGATGACGGATGTAGAGACCGATATTGACAGTGGAGCGGGGGCGGCAACACTAGAAATCGGGACTACTGGTTTTGGTTCGACGCTGCTAACGTTCACGCTTAGTGATCCGGCAGGAACAGTATCTGGGGATGTACTGACGCTTAGTGGGATGCCTAAGACCGCCAACGCCGCAGCAGGGGGTACGGCGGCGGAAGGTAGGATTAAAGAGTCAGGTGGGACTGTTATTGTATCTGGACTGACTGTAGGTACATCTGGAACGAACATTATTATCTCCAATACAACGATCACAAACGGCGCAGCATATAGCCTTACCGCCGGGACGATCACCCATAACACGAGCGGTACATAATGGACCCCGAC